TACGCGGGGTTACACAGCCAGGAAGAAAACTTAATTCCGACAAGGAGTTCAATGAGCTCCTTGAAGGTATTCGGTTAAGCTTAGTCGAAGGCAAGGCACCATCTGATGCCTTTGTCTGGGACTATGAATATGAAAATATGTTTACGTCGAGGCCGGGAGGCCGGCCTCTACATAAACATAGATCAGATATAATCGTGGATATTCTGGCGAAGCGTACGTACTGGTACAAACGCTTAGCGAGTTATAACAAACTTTTGGTCAAGACCTTGGTCAAGTCCAATAAGTTGCTCCACTTAAAAGAGATACTACATGTAGCTGACGGATTCATCTGCCAGCTACTAGTAAGTTTTCCAGAGGTAATTCTCAATGAGTCCGTAAAGCCATATGACTATACGGACTTAGTGAGTAATTCAATCATCTCCAACTGTCTTCAGAACTACTCGCTAGTTCTCAAGACACTGAAGAAATTCAAGAAGTTGTTCCGCAAACAAGCTTTCCTAAGGGAAAAGTTTGAGTGGGACGGAAAATATCGCCAGTTTTCGTGGTTGAAGCCCATAGTGGACTTCTACAACAAGAACTTGGCATCTTCAAATTCAAGGGCAAAAATGTTCAGAGTGATTGCGTTCACGCAATCGCGCTCAACAGGTTTGGCCGACAAAAAGATGATGGATGACACCATCCAGGAGTTCCTGGATGCTGTCACCGTCAAAAAGGAATTTAAGCCTGATTCTCTCCTTCTCGAAACTATCGAGGAGGTGACTACAGAGCTTGTCAATAATGCTATGGGTGTATCGGCGAACTTCAGAACGTCGATGTCAACCTCAGCATGCAAAGAAAATTCGAAGAAGAAGGAAGGTAAATTCGGTCACCTCAAGAAGAGGATTCGCGAAAATACATTCCCGGCTCCCCCTAGCTTCTCGCCCTTCAATGAAGGTGGAGAGATAGGGACGCCCCTCTGGCGAGAGGCTTTCGAACGTGCAGAACGCGGCGACGAAGATCTATGGAAGGTCAACGTAGCAGCGATTCGTGAAAACGGAAAGTGCAGGATTGTAACCAGTGGGTCCTTTTACAAGGACGCACTGCTACAACCCTTTTCACATCTAACGATTGAAATGGCCAAATGTAACGAAACCCTTGCGGAATCGTTCCAAGCGGCCAGACTAGGTTATCAATTCGTACTTGGCATCGATAGTTTGGATGCCAAGCGCGGAGAGATTATATTCGAAGACGAACTGTCAGCACAGTGTTTCGACTTTGAGAGGGCCACAGACCGCCCCACACATGAAAGTGGGCGCGCTCTGATGGGTCCTCTCTTGTTGAAGACTGGACTGACTGAACATCAGGTCAAAGTGATCCTCGATGTCTGGGTGGGGGACAAAATCCTCTACTCAGGCAAAAAGGTGATCGGTAAAATGGTCAACGGAATCCCCATGGGGGACCCTTTGACCAAGACTAATTTATCACTCGTTCACGTAGTCTCTTCAAGGTACGCCAAGAAGAAACTAGGTAAGCGAATCGTTACACTAGGAACCGGAAATGGGGACGACGGAGTTCAAATTGCCGCCGGCCCACTCAGGTTCGAGTATTTCAAACATTTCCTACATTGCGCTGCAATGTTAGGTTATGAGAAATCAGATGATGATACCTTTATCACAGAAGACTGGATGGTCTACTGTGAAGAGGTTTTCAGAATTCCAATTGATCGATTTCATACTGTTCGCAATGCGAACAGGCTGAAGGATCAAAGTATCAGTCCATACTTAGACGTACCCAAGGGTCGGCTAATCGTGGACACAAAGAAAGATCGCGCAGATTTCAGCTCCGATCCCAAAGGCAAGTACACCTTAATGGGAAAGGATCTGGAATACGTCAAGAAAGACGGCGGAGAGGGAATTAATTTCCTCTTCGCAGTCTCCTCCGCGTGTCAAGACATATGTCTTGGGCTGAAAGACAGGCGTGAGCCGGTCTTCCTCCCCAGACAAATATTCGGTATAGGCAAGATGGTTCCAATGTGGAACCATGTTGCCTGGACCAATGCAATCATGTCACAGAAACCGTGGTGCAGAAATGTCTGCCTCAGGGTAATCCGTGAATATTTAGGGGTTGTAAAGCCAATACTTTCCGAATTTCGGGGAGTAATGTCTTCTCAACCACATTTCGACAAGGAGAGTTCCGTGGAAATTATGAAAATTCCCGAGGATTCCCCTTTGAATGCTTTCAAAGTTGTCC